CAAGAGGAGAAGTAATGATACCAGTACCGCCGTCTGCAGCAATTGGAATAGCCTTAGTGCTATCGCCAGAAACTCCAGAGAAGACATTGCCGCGCAGTTTGTTGGCTGCAAGCAATTCGTCATTGTCTGCAGCGGCATCGGCTTTAGTCGATCCTGTTTCCAGAGCAGTACGCGCCGTGGTCGCATCGGTGTAACCCGCCATGTGGCGAAGTACTTCTGCGTCCATTGCATCCTTCATTTTATAGCCAGCACGGTCAGTTGCCAAATCAATGAAATTGACGTGCGAATGCGCTTCTTCGATATCGTCCATCGCAAACTGGTAGTAGTTCGCTTTATTTACGACCATAGTAAACGCAGCATCTGTGAGTGCTTGTGTTGCCAAGGCAGTACCACGGGCATACGCCGATACAGTGATATCTGGCTCTTTGATGATGTTCACTGAGTCACCCATGTTGGCGATTTCGCCGGTATAATCAGTGTTGGTTACAGCCTCAATTACAGAAGAGGCTCTCAGGGCTTTCTGTACTTTTTTGCTGTAAATTACTGGGCTGAAATTACCTGATGTAAGGTTGTTCCATGCGCCCGAATTGTTAATGCCGCCGGTAAGTGCTGAACCAGAGGCTGCTGATTGAAATGCCATTATGATTTCTCCTTGAATGAAATGGCTTGAAGAAAATCTCTGACGTTATGCGATTTGAGAACGACAATCATTCGCAATAGAAACGCGCAGAGACAGCTAGATCAGACAATTAAAATTATGATGGCGCACTTTAGAGGGTGGCGTACAAATGTACGGTTCTCTTCAGTCCGGTAGACCTTAATTTTATTATTATCTGTGAGAGTTAGGCGGGGTATACTACTTTAGCCGAAATAGGCTGGTAGTGTCCTACCTTTAAGTCGTTCAATATAACCATTATAACACAATGGTCGGGTAAATACAATAGTTAATTTATTCAAACGCCACTTAGTTACCGTGCAGCACCAGAAAGATCGTATAAGAACTTCCCATTTTGCATGGCTTCCATGATTGCATCTTCATGCTTGGCATAATCACGATCAGACATCTTATCGATCATGCTCTCTGAATACTTCATTTTACCAGTAGACGGCGGCTGAGATGCGCTTGTGCGACCTACTGCTTGGGCTGCTCCATTAGAGCGTCTGCCACCCGTCTGAGCCTTGTACAGATCGATGGTGCTTGAGGCCCAATCTGCATCTGTATTGTTCTTGTATACGCTGTCTTGAATGGATGGGTGTTGTGTAGCCACCCAATCGTGGAATTTCTTATCCTGCCGTATTTCAGCGAAGTCGGGATGCCGTTGCATTAGCTGCTGTTCAGCACCTTTCTTTTGGACTTGCTTCTCAAAACGCTCTACTTTCTCAAGACGTTTCTCACCTTCAGCCAAGGCTTCGTTAGCCCTCTTTCGGGCAATCGTATCCACGATCTTCGCAACGTCTGGATACTTGCTACTCCAAGCCTCGACTTCCTCATCAGTTTTTGGAAACCTGATTTGTTGACGAGTGGCATCGTCCAGTTGCTTCTGCATCGCTACAATCTTCTCATCCGACTGATTACGCACAGTCTGGATATGACGTTGAATGTCCTGATAGCGTTTCTTGTAGGACTCTTCTTCTGCGTCCAACTGCTCTACAGGCTGTTGTTGTTGCCCGTGGACTTGTGCAAATTCTTCCGCATAAGACAGGTTGTCTGTTGGGTCTTCCACACGTTGATATCGTTGTTTAGCCATTATTACTCCTTGGGTCCGACAATTCGGGTATCCAATTATATCCAATTATATCCGGTTAGACATACTTCTTCTTTTTGACTATTCCGGCTAGTTTAGATGTTTTTGGGCGCAATTCCTTGTCACCCTCATCCGTTAAATGATCGTCTACTTTTACAGTAGCGACCTCGACATCTACCCCTTCTCCGGAGTAAATTTCTTCGGGTGCTTCGGCTTCCGCTTCGGCACCTTTTTGTTTGGAATTACTCTTGGACGATACCTCGCCGTCCTTAGAACTTTTGCTATCGGATTTCTCTTCGACATGTTGAATAAGGCCGTCCATCTGCATGGACATCAGACCCATCTCCGCTTCACTCTGCATCATCTGGATGTGCTTGAGGCCGTGCCATTTTACGACATGCGCTGGCAGAACGTACTCGTCAGTAGACAGCTTGGCGTCTATGTCATCTCGTACATTTTCTGCGTTAGAACCTACTGGGATGGGATTGCCTGATATGCCGTCGAAGCCCATGAGGCCGTCCATCATACCACACATGCAGTCTTCTTCTGACATTGCCCCGCACCCGCAAGATGACCCATAAGTAGCCATACCACCGTGGGACATCTGCACCTTGTCATCGTCTGTTACTTCGGTGTCTACATTGCGCTGGACTGCCTTGCCGATTTCCTTCTCACGGGTACTCAGTTCTCCGTCACCGTTTGTGTCTGCATCTTTATCGTCCAGTTGGAATTTCTTCTTAGCCATAGTTAATCCTTCCGGCGTTGTGATGCCCTTGTTAGTTGTTGCCAAACCGCCCAGTGCCATTATCGATCCTCTTCAGATGAGGCTGTTTCACCCATTGCCTTAGAGGACTGATTGATCTTTGGAAAAGCAGTCATGTTTTCCGTCCCGAAATATTTATCAAGTTCCCTACCTACAGACGTAGCCCCTGAGACAGCAGCGTTAATTGGTGGTACAAGAGTTTCCACAAAACCCCTCCATGCCTCGCTGTTGCCAAAGGCACTGTTACTAGGTGCTTCCGTATCCGGCTGAGTGGCAAATCCTTCATCTTCTTCTTGTGCAGTAGCCAATCCAGCGGAGCCTAGTAAAAGCGTACCGGCACCGATATCTCGACGTAGGCCTTTGTAATTTTTCCAATCAGGTACGCCGCCAGCACCTTTGCTTTGGGCCAACTTAATAATTGCTTCTCTGGCACCAATAGATGATAGAGTTCCACTATCGACTGCTCTCCAGATACCTTCAGTCTTGGCTACAAAGTCTTTGTCTTGCTTTAGATTATTAGGAAATAATGTGCGCAGTTGTTCCCACGAAATGGACTGCATCTCCCGTGGAAGTGTACCTCTTAAAGACGCAGCGTCTGTCGTAGCATCGAAGTACAGTCCATAACTGCCAGCCATACCAGTTTCAGCCTTACCTTCGTTAGACCATCTGGCAGGGTTGCCTTTTATATTTGCCCCATTAAGTCCGTGATGTACTTCTACTGCGCTAGAGCCTAGAGGTCTAAATAGCCCAGCCGCAATCTGGTGAGTATCTACAGTAACGTCATTAGGGCTGTCAGGATTAAGGATGTTGTTGAAGAAGTTACGGACTTTGTGGTTACCGCCTAATTCTGGTGAAATAGAGGTTAAGGTTCCCTCGCCTTCTAAAATACGGACTGCCTTGGCAATGTCTCCAAATCCTTGGTGTGCAATTGCAGACGGGTTGCCATCCTTCTTAATGTCATATCCAAGGATATCGCCGTCTGGGCTAATTTCTCTAAAATTCTTACCGAAGTGGGCCTCATCGTAAGCCCGAAGCCACAAGGCTTTTTCCATAGGGGTTTCTAGTTGGCCCCAAGCCTTGCCTTTAATGGCGTCTAGTATTGCCCCATTCTTACCGTCCTGCCACGCAGTATTGTTGGGTTTGCCCTTGCCTTTCCTAGACGGCGGTACTGTTACAGTCATCGCTTCCATCTCAGGCGTCCAAGGGGCATTTGGGCCTAACTCGGTGTGGTGCTTAATAATACGCTCACCCAGACCTACGTTTTGGAACCAATCTTTTTGGGGGGACATTACTGCCAAAACCCCTGCCGCTTTTGTGTCAGATATGCCAAATCTAGAGGCTAGTCCGTTAGCAATACGATTAGCACCAACGTACCAATTTGCGCTGTCTTTAGCGATACCTAGCTTGTCAGACATGTCGTACAGGCTAACTATATTATCAGTCATCCGGTTTGTAATATTACCTCTAATTTCAGCAACATCATCAGAATAAAGTCTCTTCAGACCGGGGTAATGGTCAGTCATCATAACTAGGTTGTCGTATATATTAGGGTTGCCCATTAAGGAATCCCCGTCCGAAACCATTGCTCCGGTTTTCAAGTTATCGTCTTTAACAACCTCTGTTGGAAGTCGGGTGTCCACACGTTTCTGTGGGCCAATCTCTGCAGGGCCAGACTGCATAGACGGTCCACCGTTAGTACCAAAGGCTTGCGTAGTCTGTGCGTCTACCGTGGGCATCTCCCCGCCGATATCCTTGGGAACCATATTGGCTGCTACATTCGCAGGCGGCATACCCAGAGCGTCTGTTGTAACATCTTCTCCAGCATATGCTCCCTCAAGGTAAGGGTCTTTCCGGTATTCAATATCATCAAGTAACTTCTGGGTTTCCGGAGTGTTAATACCCCTTGCGGAAAGTTCATCTAGTACATCTTGTACTGAAGTATCCAAGGATTCTGCCAGCGCACCGTTATCAAAATCAGCCGCTTTCATATAGGCATCGTCGGCCCTAGCAGACAATTCACTCGCAGCGAACAGCAATTCA